TGACTCTTCTATAGAATACATTAATTTATAAAGTTTTCCATCTTCGTTAGATTGAACAATCACATAATCTTCATAAACTCTCATAATCCAATATTTATATTTATCATCTGCATTAAGTTTATTCCAAATCATTTCAGTAATTTGCTCAAAACTAAGTTCTGATTTTTCTACTTTTTCTTCAACTATTTCTTCTTCGGTTTCAACAACCTCTTCAACTTTTACCTCGTCACTCAAATTACTCGCCTCCTTCTTTATATCACTATTCAATGCTTCTGCAACCAAAAGTTGCGATTTTGCTCTTACTTCAGCAGGGAAAGAAACTATTGTATGTCCAATAAAAGCACCCTTTGTAATATCGTAAGTGCCATCATTATTTTTTATTTCATCTTCAACAAGAACCTCACATGAAAAACGTAGGTTCTCAGATGAATGCAATCCCATTATAGCCATACATGTTTCTGGAAATCTTTTCCATATTTTAGCGGTAGCATAAAGGACGAAAATACCATCGTCATCTTTTTCGCTCCATGTTTCAACAATAACACCTATTGGGTCTGTTTTAAGCTCATTTGAATAAGGGTCAAACAAATGAGTCAAACTATCATAATTACCAGCTTCCAATTCTTCTCTATCAACTGTAAGCGGTTGGTCTTTTAGTGTTGAACCATAATTTGTGATAAAATCCTCTGTAAATCTAGCTTTATTTAAATTAACATCACTAGTACATACTATCATCTTTAATGTCATAAATACATCATTAGAATCTTGCAAGGAGAGTATTTTTGAGTTAATCCTTAATTTATTCGGCAACAATTACACCTCCTTTTCTTGGTCTTTTTCTTTATTTATCCCAGAATTTTTATCTGGGTTTTCAGTATCAGCACTATCAGTCATAGTATAAGATTTCATATACGGTGTAAGTATATCATGCATACCCAAAGCATTTTCTCTTTCAACTTGTTTTCTATATTGTTCAAAATCAATTCCAAGTTCATCAGTTAAGAATTTAATACTTCCGCCCATATCAACCAAGTCTTTAAGCGTTTCAATTCTAGTATCATTATTTAATGTTACGGCTCTAGTAAATTTCTTATAAAAAATATAATCTTTATCTTTTACAATTTGTCTATATTGAACATTAAAAACTTCTTCTTCTATTTGCTCTATAATTTCAAATATTTTTTGAAAGAAAATTTGAACATTCATACTTCCACTAGAATAACTTCCACCATCGCCTGTAGATAAAATACCAGAAACTCCCAAATCTATCATAATATCTTTATCTATTTGAGTATATTTTTTATCATCAAATATTCCTAAATCAACATCAAGTTTATCTATCTCTGCCCAAAATGGGATACCTGCAAATTTAATTTTACCTTTATCTTTGTCATCCAAAATAGTTTTTACTGCATTATATACTTTTTGTGATTGGCTTTTTGTAGGATGAAATCCCTTTTCGCCACTTTCACCAAGCTTTAAATATATAAGTTGTGCAACTATCCTATCGACTATAGCCTTTTCAGCTTCTTTTAATAATTCTTTATGAAGCAAATCATCAAAAGCAGACATTGCAACTGGTCTACCAAGTATTTCATTGTTTTTAGACCTAATCTTTATAACAAATGTATTTTTAATATTCAAACTATATTTAGAATCTATTTTGCCATTAGAATCTTTGTATTTTCTATAAGCATTTTGCACTTCTATTGGCTGGGACTCTATAACATTGCTAGATTTCTCAAAGCACGTTAAATCACAATCGACTTGCCATCTGTTATTTATCTTTCGGGCAGGCTTATATATGTTTAAATCCAAGGTTTGAATTTGTTTACGGTTTCTAATATACCCAACAACAGTTCCAAATAATGAATCAAAAATAAGACCCCTTATAATGGTAGGCTTATTTATATTTAAATCATATTCATTTATTTTTACTAAATTTTCTGTATATTTTTCTCCATTTGGATTATTACAGAAGATTGAACTATTCAAATTAGGAAGTGTTTTGTACATTTCATAAGTTTCTGTTATAACACCTTTTTGACCATAATAATACAATGCAAGTTTTCTTAATTGCTCATTATACTGAATTGGATTTTTTTGCCATTTATGTAAATCTCTTATACTGACATCATTTAATGATGTTGAAGTTCCCCAATCATTTATCAATTCAGACAAAGCAAACATTTCAGTATATTTTTGTTTTTTAGCAGAATCAGATATTGCATTAACTACACCATCATTATATGCTATTTCTACTTGGCGAGATATTTCGTCTTTATATTTTCTAGAACCTTTTCCAGTTATCTTACCACTATTATAAACACAATCTATTCCTTTTTCTTCATCAACTATCTTAAAATTATCTTGTCCATTTTCTACTACGTTCAACTCTTCACCTCCTATTTAAGAATAAAATACGCAATCATAATCTTCCTCTTCGTTTCTAAAATTATCTTCTTCTGTATTCAAATAATAAAGCCCATAAGCCAAAGCACTAAATCGGTCTTTATCAACACCTCTTGTCATTTGCTCTATTTTCAAAGTACCATTTGAATTATGAATAATTTTTAAATTCGCTATTTCTTCTATCAAAACAGATGTGCTAAGATGTGCTTGCTCTATCATATTTCTTTTTTTATTGTCTTTTAATATATCTTTTGGGAAATCTATTTCATTAGTATCGCATAATAAATCTACTTTTCTAGCCATAAAATAACCTTGAAAATTTGTTATTATATTAGTTTGATTTTTGCTAGTAGCTTTTAATGCATATATTAATGGTTTACCTTCTGATATATTATTCATATCATAACCTGTACCATATTGAACAGTACACCATCTATCAGTTTTCCTATTTGTATATGGGTCAACTATTGGCTTTGTTAAAGCTTCTATTAAAGCTTGTCCATATGACTGAGCATCTATTACTACCATTTTAGGATTATATATATCTGCTAATCTTTTCAATTCCAAACTTTGGGCCTCATAAGTTTGCCCATTTTTAGGTGAAATAATCATTTCTAAATAAACTTTTTTTATTGTATTGTCTTCGTCTTTGTCAAAACCTAATACAACAAACATAGTTTTATTATTATCTTTATTTTGTGATTGAGCAACGTCAACAGCAATTATATAATCTCTATCTTTTTGAGGTTCTAAACTTGCATATTTTAATTTTCTAGCTTCTAATAAAAGTTGCATATCAATTAAAGCATTTTCAGCCGCCCCAACCCATTCTGACAAATAGTTCATTGCAAAATTTATATAATTACTATTTTTTTCTGCATCATCTACTGCGGCTTGAGTAAGCAATTTAAATTGTACTGGCAATCTATAATCAGCGCTAAAAACAAAAGAACCTTTGTTTTCTGCCATTTCTCTTACCATTTGTATTACTCTTTTATGTTCATCGCAACCCCTAAATGTTGAAGTTGTAAAAAAATGAATTCCACCATGATTTTCTTCTGGATTCACTTCACTTTTGCCAGCAGTTCTTCTTGTTGTAGTTTTAGGTATAGGTTGCAAAACATCTTCATAAAGTTCGTTATTAAGTCTTGCGGCTTCTTCTATCCTAAGTTTATGCCGTCTAAGCCCCTTTGAACTTTGATTATTTGCAAGAGTATCAATTCTACCCCCACCTTTAAAATTTATTTCAGCATAATCTTTACCGAATGAAGTACCCTTTTTACCATCAACTAATTCATTTTTTATTGCAGGATATTGTCGTAAAATTTCATTTACAAATTTATCTTTAAGAATTTTAGCACCCTGCTCTTTTGTTTCTGCCGTTAAAGTAGTATCTATATTTGGATAAAATATTGCTTCATGAATTTCACCCATTATATTACCATGAGTTTTAGCGCTACCCCTAGGCAAAATAAAATAAGCATTCGGAAATCTTGCGAACACTCTAAGCATAACTCTTTGATATAAATTTAATTTTATACCACCTTTTTTTGGTGATATTATATCGTAAAATTTATCTGGATACCATCTAAAATATGCCAAAAGAAAAATCCATTTTTGCAAAGAAATTATTTCTTCTTCGCTTCTACCATCCATCCAATCTTCATAATCATATTCAATATCATTTATAATTATTTTTTTATTTCCCATCTTTTGACACCTTTTTTCTTTCTTCTATGAAATTATATATTTTTTCATATGAAGATATTGGAAGATTTAATATTTTCTCTATAGATTGGACTATAAACCAAATTACTTTATCTGGCATATCATATGGTTCATTTATATATTCTGGCAATATTTTTTTAAGTTCAGAAATATCCTTAGTTTCTTCTACCATTTTTGCAAATTCAGAAAAACTTCCGAGCTTTTCTGCTGTACTATTTTTTGCTAATGCAGATGGTGTAAATTCACCATTTTTCATAGCTTCGTTAAATTGCTTCGTATATTTTTCTGCTTCTTGTGAATTATTATTTTGCATAGCAGTTAATGCCCTAACATAAAAACCAGAAGCAAGTACAAGATAATGCTTAGATGATTTATATTTCATCATTTTATCAGAAGATAATTCATCATATGTTTTTTCAAGCAATCTATATTCATGTGGCTCAAAATTATCTCCCCACTTATCAATAAGATGTTGCTCAACTTTATCATAAGAAATAGCCCTCTTATCGTCTTTGCGATAAAAAGGACTATCTGTATAAACCTTATCTTTATGATTTAAACTAACTAATCTAAAAAATTCACCAAGTGATTTTCTAACTGTATTTTTATCATCAACATTTTTCTTTAATAAATTTTCAAACAAACTCGTATCACAATAAACATTGACTTTACTACAAACATCTTTTAATATTTCTATTTTTTCAGCATAAGTTTTTCCTTCGTCAATCATCATAGCCATACAATCTTTGCACATATGATGCCTACCACTATCTGCATTTAAATAATGATTTGACGAAAAGAAATTATCATATTTTTTCCATTTATGACAATTACTGCATCTTTTAGAATAACTTTTTTCATTTTTTACATCAATTTCAACTACTCCGATTTTCTTTCTCCCCACTCATATCACCCTCAATTTAAAACAATATCATAAGTAACTTTCTTACCATAACCTTTCTCAAATATAATCAAACTTGCACCAGCACTAGAGCATTTTTTAATTTTTTTAGCAAAATCTTCAACGCCCATAATAGAGCGAACTCTAATTACACCCTTCATTATAGCTACGTCTGAATAATCACTAGTATGCTTATGACCTCCGACCAAATAGTCAATATTTGCATCATAAAACATCATATAATCTTTAATTGCAGATTCAAAATTCTTATCATCTGCCCCATGAGTTGCAAAAATATCAAATCCAGCACATTCAAAATAAGCAAAACCATCTTTATGTGCATCATTAATGTTTATATTTTTATTGTCACTAAGTGCTAATCCCAATCCCCAAGTAATAAATTTACCAACATTTTCATGTGGAAAATCACCTTTTTTGCCAGAAATTAATCTCAAATCGTCATGATTTCCGAAACAAGAATAAAAATCTATATAAATTTTAGCATCAAGTGTTAATTTATTTAACCATTGAACAAGAAAATTTGTATAATTTATTGTACTATCAGCAACACCATATCGTAAATTTGCAAGTTGCGAAACTCTAATCATGCCCTCTATTGAGTCTCCGAGGTCAACAACTTTCAAATATTTTATATTCTCTTTTTTTATAATATCTTTTGTCTCTTCTAACAATCGCCACATTCTTTCTTCAAATATTTCTGGATTATATTCATTCATAATATTTCCATAAATATCCTCAATGATAATATCTTTGCCATAGTGAGAATCACCAAAAAATAAAATATGACCCTTTTCGCCTGTCCCAAATTTAACAATTTCTTTTGGAGCATTTATTGGCTTCATTTTTTTTACTGCTTCAACCATTTCTTCAGTAAACAACTCTGCCCTTGCGGTCTCCCTATTCATTCTCACTACTTCAGAGCGAACAGTTCTCATTTTTTGAAGCTCTCTTTGAGCTTCTAATTTTTTTAACTCTAATTCATCTAATATTTCTCTATCTTCAAGCTTTTTGCCAAGAGCATATTCATAGCCCTCTATAAATGGCGAAAGATATTTACGATATTTACTTTCAGTAAAATTTTCATTATTTTCTTTATTTAAAATTTCCGCAATGTCTTCCCAAGTAAGACTATATATTTCTTTATTTACGGCAAGTCTTATGCCAAATTCATCAATGTTTTCATTTGAAAGCCTTCTATATTCTGTCATCTACTCGCCTCTCTTTACTTCATTAATTGTTTGCATTAGAATATGTAAATCTTTTGTCATACCTTCCGCATCTATCTTAGCATGTATATTTTTAGAATTTTTTTTATATTCTACATATTTTTCACTTCTAAACTGAAGCAAATCATAAAACTCTTCCCAAAGTTTTTCTAAAGCAACTTTTCTTTTTTCTTCCACTCTCTCTCGCCCCACTTATTATTTATTCTTCAAAATCTTCATAAATTTCGTCATTTTCTTCATAATTTGGTGCAAAACCTATTGCATATGTATCATTTTGCTCATTTTTATCAATAATTTCTTGATTTTTTATTAAAAATTCATTGTTTTTTAACGTAACTTTTGACACTTCGCAGTTAAATTTAGCACCAATATATTGATTTAACATATCTAAAAAATCAATTATATATCTAAAAAATAAGCCACCTAATA